CGAAGTGGTAGCTGATTGCAGCACAGTGAGTGCAGCCGAGCTAACAACGGCATAGTTACCAGCGCCACGACGTGTGCGTTGAGCGATCAGGTTTGCCACACGATTGATCAGCACTGCCAGAGCAGCGTGTTCGTCACCCACGAACGTAGCAGTACCCGAAACGGTAGCTTGGTTGTAAGTAAACTCAGTCGAAGCCAGGCTGCGCAGGCTCAACAGGATCTCTTGGTCGATTTCAGCCGTGATTTCCTGAGCCAGTGCTGCCATGATTTCAGCTTCAACGTCGATGCCGTGCATGGCCTGTGCATCTTGTGCCGATTCAAACGTCCAACGAGCCTGCAGTTTGCGGGTCTTGGCTTCAACCGCTTGCTTCAGGATCTGAACGCTGATCTGTTTACCGCCAGTGCCTTCCATGGTAGCTGTGTTGCCACCGGTGTAGTTGGCAGTGCTGGTGGTATCTTTGGGCACAGTTGAGTATGCCACAGCGATCGTGAACGGGCTCAGTGCTTCTTGACCCGCGGTCACGCTGGTAGCAGCGGCCGAAGTATCAGTCAAGCTCTGTGCATAACGCACACGCAGAGTGTGGATCTGACCCACAGGACCGGTCATGGGCTGTACACCAACCAGCTCATTGGCGATAACCGTAGGCATCACACGTCGGATCACCGGCAGAATCACGCGATTCAGCGTAGCGATGTTGCCCGCAGCGGTTGAACCGCTCGAGGCATTTTCTTTCAGGTAGCGTCGGGTGTTTTCAAGAATCACCTTCATGCTATTGCGTCGAGTACCTTGGAGTCCTTCCAACAGGGCCTCTTTGGTTTCTTCCCAACGGCTTTCAAGTAGTTGCTCTGACATTTCTGTCTCTCCTTTGTTATTACAGCCCTGCCAGACGCTTGAGTTCGATCACGTTGTTATCTGTGTCTTGCTCCTGCGACTCCGGCAATTGTTTATCACCAGTCACTGCCGTGACCGATTCAGCCACGACCTTGCGAGTTGTGGTTTTACGGTCTTCCAGCACTGCCGGTAGATACTTTTCAAATGCGCCTTTCAACCGCGAGGTCTGGACGCTTTCCAACAGACCGCGCATGACTTCGGCCTTGTCCCGGTTCAGGGGTGCAAGTAGTTCGGTCATGGTCTGTGCACGTTCGTTGTTTTCACGGATCATGCTCAGTTCACGGTTTTTGCTCTCAACAAGCACGCGAGCGCGTTCGCTGAGTTCAATCGCTTCACGCAGTTTGTGATCCTTGTCCACCACCAGCTGATTCAAGCGACGCATCTCGGCCTTTTCGTTGAGATGTGTGGCGCCAAATTCTGCTGCATAGGCTTCAAAAATCCTGCGTCCAAAACTGTTCTCGCGAGCAATTTGGATATCTTCCTGCAGTTGTGACAGTTCGCTACGTAGATGCTGGCTCACAGCCTGGCTCATCTTGGCCGCGCTTTCTTTAACAAAGCGGGTCTTGAGTGCCTCTAGTTTGCCTCGTGCTTCGCGGACCAAACGCACTTTGGTTTCCACCACATCGCGTTTGTCCTGAGCAAACTCTGTGATCTCACGTGCCAGTGCAGCCACTATGAAGTTTTCTAGTTTGACCAGACCTTCATTGTGGATCTTGCGATCACGGCGCAGTTCGGTGATTTCTTCTGCCAATTTCTTGGTAAGGAAGCCATTGAACTTTGTGGCCGATTCCTGCATTTTGCGCTGGAAGCGCACTCGATCTTCGGCCAAGCGGGTTTTTTCTTCCACCTGGGCCTGGATCTCTGCGGTGAGACCTTCTGTTACCATGCGATCTAGGGCTTCTACCATCACAGTCTTGTCATGCTCATAGCGTTGTGCGAATTCCTCGCGGAGTTCCACACGTACTTGTTCACGGGTCTCATTGAGCTTGGTTTCCCAGGCTTCATTGATCTCCTTTCCCATTTCTTCGGTGATCAAGTTGCTGTCAAGCAATGGTTTCAGTTGCTCAAACATGCTTGGTTTCTCCTTAGATTTTGAGATCCCGGATCAGGCGTTTGACTTCCTGAGCCAGATATCTCTGTACCTTGTCGCTTTCACCAGCTTCACGGGCCATTTCAATCAGCCTATGACCATTACGCATATTCATGAGACCTTCATAGATGGCCTGTGGATATGCGTTGGGTGCGCTGGGTTGTGCGACTACATCAATAGTGACGATTTCAAAGTCACTAACATGTCCTGTATGGTCGTCAACGTTGCCGCTACCGCGGCTGCTGACGCCCAGTTTGACTCCGCTTTGCAGCAGAGTCGTGATCAGTTGTCCCATGGGCGTGGGTAGGATCTTGAGCTTGCCGCAACCGGCATGCCCGTCCATCCACATTTCTTGCACATCATGACACACACGATCCAGATTGATCTTGAGATCATCGGGGTGGTCTACCTCGCCCAGTACTGAATTGCCATTACGGATCTGCTCGTTGATGGTGTTTACGGCCTTGGTAATCTCATGACGCGGATATATGCGATCATTGGCGTTTCTTTTGTCGCCTTCGATACAGATGCCCTTGAGATAGAGATTCTTACCTCCCTTGCCGGTAGCATCGTCCTCGGTTATGACTTCGATACGTGCCTGATTGAAGGTAAGATTTTCTCTGAGATAACGTGGTGTCATCTGGTGTTAGCCCCGGCGACCCGGTAGCGGGCTCTTGGTGTTGACACCTGTGGCCTGGGCCAAGTGCGGCTTGGTAGCAGGTTTCTGACCCTTCATGTCTTTGCCCGGTTGGTTTTGCACGTCCGAGATCAGGTCTTTGGTGGTGTTTTTGTAGGCCGGGGTGTCATGCTTGCCTTCGGGGCTGTCACCGGTCACATGCACGGGCTTGCCCGCCATGCCAGTTTTGCCACTGTTGAAAGCTACAGGACCGGACTTACCATCACCTTCTTCGCTGGTGGTAACTTTGGGTTTTACCTGCTTGAGGCTGATAGCTTCGGCCATGGGTTCCATTTCTGCGGTGTCGTCAGTGGCAATAGCATCGCCACCAATATCGGCCGGCATGTCATCACCATTGCCCATGTCATCGTGCTCGGCTTCTTCATGGCCCATGAGATCTTCAAACTCAGCCATGAGTTCATCCAGCTTGTCTTCTAGATTCATGATGTCGTCTTTGGTGGCCGGTTCGTCACCGCCCATGTCAGCGTCATCCATATCAGCATCATCCATATCAGCATCATCCATATCAGCATCATCCATATCGGCGTCGCTGTCTTCAACATCGGTCACTTCTGCTTCTTCGTCTTCGCCTTCCATGGTGTTGATGTCGCTTTCTTCGTCCATCTCCACATCATCAATCAGACCCTTGGCTGCGTCGCCGCCCATGGCAGATTCTTCGACTTCGTCATCGGCAGCTTCGTCTAGTTCTTCGGCAGATTCTTCAACTTCGTCGTCGGCAGCTTCGTCAAGATCTTTATCTTCTTCGCTGTCTTTGGCCTCTTCCTGCATGAGGTTTTCATAGATTTCGCGGCTCTTTTCTACCACGATTTCATGGAAAAGTTCGCGAGCTTTGGCTTCTTCATCATTGATCACATATTCGATCAACTGTTCAAATCGGTTCATGAGGGCTACTCCTTGTAGGTAAAGTGTAGTGTTATTTACAGCAATGCCTAAAAACCCGGTGTTTTAGGGGGTAAAAATAGTATTTTACAGACCGGGCGCGGCTGGTGGGGGTGCGTATTGCTTGCGAATTTCTTCTAGATCACGTTTGTATTCCACGGCGCGCACATCATTCATGCGACGTAGCTTGTTGAGTTGTCGCAGCGTGAGACGTGTTTTGCGCAGATCTTTTATGGTGATCTGGCTGTTGTCTTGGCTAAGATCTTGATAGGCCTGGGGCTCAGTGGCCCAAAATTCACGCAATATCATGTTGGTATTTATACTGCTGGTGGAGGTGTTGCCGGGGGTGTAGCAGCACCGGGCAAGGCACCACCCGGAGCAGCGGTGCCTGGGGCAGCGGTGCCAGGAGCACCCAGAGCACCAGGTTCACCCATGCCGGCCACGTCCTGAGCCATACCAATGTCACTTTCTATACCGCCCGGTGTGACTCCCACACTGCGTAGGTCCGAACCTGATACCGGAGTAACTTCAGGCTTACTGCGTTCCTCATTCCACAACCGGGCATTTTCTTTGATCTCATCTTCGGAAAGCCCCAGGAAACGCTGCATCATGAAACGCTTGCTCATGTAAGGAAGCTGTTCCATCTGCGTGAATGACGTGATACGTGCTGTGTCCAGTTCGCTCTGGCGATAGCTGGCAAAGTTTTGCGGGGCGCAGAACTTGATGTTGAACAGGCTGCTATCAATATTGAACCCGCGCCATTTCAAGAACATCTTGAATTCGTCATCTAGCTTTTGTACAATATGCTTCTGTAGGCGTTCGCAGTACTGATTGAATCGATATTCCTGTATCAGGGCTGTGCCCACTTTACCATCACTCATGACTCGATCACTATCATCGGGGCCGGTGGGCAAATAGCTTGAAGGTACACGTAGACCGCGAGCCATCTTGTTGTTGAAGTACTTGAGGTCGTCAATCTCACCTAGATTTTGACCACCTTGCAGTGTGTCAACCGTGCTGCCACGACCTTCGGCTGTGACAGGGAAAAAGTAATCTTCGTTGATGCTGAGTGGATTGTAGCTGGCATCCATCATGTTGGCACCACCACCTGTGACCGTGGGGATACGGCGCTGATGCATCTCGTTTTTCACGCGCTCCACAAACTGCATGGCCAGGTGCGATGGCATGTTGCCCACGTCAATCTTGAAGATCCTGCGTTCAGGAGCACGAGCCACGCGATATATCAAGACCGAATCTTCCAAAAGCTCTTTCTGCTTGAACACCTTGTAGATCTGCTCCAGCACCGAACGTCCAAAAGGCCAGAACACATCTAGACCCTCGTTGAGACTGATGTGTACCACATGTTTAGCGTCAATACAGGTCTCGTTCATGGCAGTCATGAAGCGGCTGTTGCCCACGCCGCCGCCTGCACCACCATTGGGCATGGTGTAATTGGCCGAACCTGATATGGTACCGGTCACAGGATTGGTCATGTAGTCTGTGGTGGTCTTCTGCGCTATGCTCAGGCTCTGGAAGTTGGGGTTGATATCTCGGATCACGTACTGTTCGGGACGTTTGCCTTCGGACTCGTTTACAATGATGCGCATGACCTTGCTCATGTCCACCCACATCATTTCAAATGTTTCAGGGTCACGTATGAACAACTGATCACCATACTTGATACCGTTCCTGAACAGTTTGAATATGCGTTCGTCCAGGCGGTTGATCTTGGTCCACTGCTGGAGTTGTTTGCGTATGATTGAAACTTCGTGTTCGGTGGGATCGTCTTTGTAATCGACCTCAAAGGGTGTGCTATTGTCTTTGTTGGGTTGAGTACTGAATTCTGCTATGATGTCGAGACAGGCATTGATTTCCGAATCCATGTCCATGTTTTCGTACTGATTATATCGCTCGATACGATTGGGGTGTCCCGAATACACTTCGGGCAAACGACTGGCATAATTCCGGAACTGGAAATCTGGTGGCATGCCGGGATAGCCACCATCATTGCGTGGATAACCCGGTAGCCCAAATTGATTTTTGCCCGAGATCGGGCTCATCATGCCTGATGTGTCTGCTATCTTGAAATACTTGCGCCAGCCGCGTTTGTCTTGTGCCATAGTGGGGTATTTATTGTTAATGCATCGACGAGCGAGCTATCTTGGCCGTGATTTCCGCACTGGTTTCGTGTGTGCGTTTGATGTTTCTCAAGAGATCCAGCATTTCAATCTGATTGGGTTTGGGCTTGGCCAACTCGCTGGCCAGGTCTTTTATGGCCGTTTTGATATCAACCTTGACTGCATCGCGCAGATTTTGCTGCAATCGATCGGGGTTTGGCAGATCTCCCAGCTGCCGGATGATCTCACCTACTTCACCTAGATCCACGGGAATATTACCGCCCTTGAGTGGTATCACAGCTTCAGCACCGGCCTCGCCCACGACACTGGGACCTAGAGCGATGCCTCCTCTGGCCAGTGCGGGTAGATCTTGCACAAACAGATCGTGTTCTTTTTGGCGTCTTTTTTGCAGAGTCGGATCTACCTTGCCACTGGCTTTGTTATAGAGCAGCATGGCATCAGCAGTTTCTTGATTGATGCGTTTGCCTCGATTGGTCACGGTAGACAATACACCGTCACCAAGATTGTAGGCAAAGGATGTCATGGCATCTATCTGGTTTTGACCCCACTCTCGATCTTTGCCGACCGCAACAACCTTGGCAACTAGATTACCTATCCAGGTTGTGAGTCGTTTGTATGCTTCTTCTTTGTCAATAGTTTTTTTGCCCGAGATTTCATCAGGATCTTCGGTCCTGGTACCATAACCAATGCTATATTGTGAATGATCTTTGTAGGCCTTGGCCCTGAATCCTTCAAATTGCATGATCATGTCAATACCTTGACTTGACACGTTTGAAATTGGTACCTTTATTGTTTTGGCCGTAGATGATTTTTTCTTGGGCTCTAGAGGTTCACCCATGGCCAGACCGGATGTTTGTTTGGGGTTAGCAGCCGCTGGAGCAGGTGTTGGTGCTGGCATAGTAGCCGCAGGTTTAGTAGCTGCCGGAGCAGGTGTTGGTTCTGGCATAGTGGCCGCCGGAGCCGGTGCTGCTGGAGCAGGTGTTGGTGCTGGCATAGTGGCCGCTGGAGCCGGTGCCGCCGGAGCAGGTGTTGGTGCTGGCATAGTGGCCGCTGGAGCCGGTGCCGCCGGAGCAGGTGTTGGTGCTGGCATAGTGGCCGCAGGTTTAGTAG